AATGCACCTTTACAAAGACAGACTGCATAGTCTCTCAATCCTTCGGGCTCTTCGTAGGTTGTGACACGATAGACAGTATCTCTTGAGGACAGCACATCGGCAATAGATACACGATATGCAATGCCGGCGATGGTCTGCTGCTCGTGCTTGATGTTGATGATGCCGACATCGAGAGACTTCTTCTTGATGTCGTCTGAGATAATCGGAATCATATCATATCCTCCAATAATCCAGACTTGACAATCTGCTGTCCTACCCATTCCGAGCATTGAGGAACGATTGCATTCCCTAACGCTCTAAGTCTGTCCAGCCGATCGGGAATCCCATCATCCACTCTACAAAGAGGGGAGACAGGACTTGTCTTTCCCCAGTATTGGGTTTTTTGAAGTGCGTTATTAACTTTGGAGTTTTTCTTGTATATTCTGCCGGATAGCCTCCCTCTTTCGCAAGATGCGCTGTCGGAGTCGGCAGATTTCTGTGATCTCCTGCGCTGTATCTGACTCCTTTCTCCACGAGTCGAATCAAGCTCCCGGTGCCGTGTTTGTCTGGATCGGACGCTGTCGGGGTAGGCAACTGCAAACCATCTTCGTCGGAGATGCGGAGCTCCAAAGTCTCGAGCGGATATAACTGTCCATTCTGTGCAATACCCGATTTCGGCAAGCGATCCAACGACTTGGCATCCTCCGCGAATAAGCACAGCTGCGACATTCTCCATGACGACGATTCTCGGTCGTAACTCGCTAATGATTCGTAACATTTCCCACCAAAGACCCGATTTTTTTCCATGTAGTCCCATTCCTTTTCCTGCTAATGATATGTCTTGACAAGGGAATCCACCGCATAAAATGTCGATCGGCTCTACATTGTCTCTTGTTATGTTCCTTACGTCGTTATATATTTTTGCATCTGGCCAGTGCTTGGCAAGCACCTTCTGACAGAAGGCATTCTGCTCGACTTGCCAGATTGTTTCTGCTCCCGGGATTGCTCTCTCTAGTCCGAGCTCAAAGCCTCCAATCCCTGCAAAGAGGCTACCGATCTTTATCATTGATCGCTCCATGCTTTGACGCGTGCTTCTTCGACTTGTCTGCGCAGCTCGGGAAGACGGATGCCGACAAGAGGAGCAAAATAACGAGCAATGCTCTCTCCTGAGAGTGCTCCGTATGGTCTGCCATAGAACCAGAGCTTGATGCTTCCCTTCTTGACTGAGCAGGCCTGCGCGAAGTCGTGATCAGAGTATCGATCTCCAGCTGCTTTCTTGAGTCCAAGAAGAAACTTTTGAAGATCGGAGCATCTGCGGTTATTCGGTGTGCGCTTCGGGAGCTTCGTATATTTCGGAGGAGCCTTTGTCGGGAGTATGCTCTGCTTAAATTGTCTGCGGCTCATTCTGCTCTCCATTCGCTGACGTGCACTCTCCAGAGGATCTCTCGTATCATCGGGTTAAATGAGTCGATGCCGAGACTTGATAGATGCTGTGCGAGCTTGACGCGAAGAGCACAGCTCGGCAATCTCTTCCCGGATAGCCAAAGAGAGATCGTGCTGCGGTTGACTTCGATTGCTCTTGAGAGCTGCGATGCGTTCAAGTTGTTATTTGTCATAGTCTGCGAGAGCCAATCTGCAAAACTGAGCTCTTCTGTGTTTACATAGTCAATCATTGTTCTTTGTCTCCTATTGTGGCCAAGGTATTTCTGTATTGTTGTTTGGATTTGTCCAGACTCTGATCTTTCCGTACTGCATCGGAAGCAATCGATCTTCAAACAGCACACGAATCCATTTGAGCAGTTCTCTTTGCTTTTGTCCGTTCCATACATGATACTCTCCAGTTGGATAGACATTATCTTCGTGGTCTAGAGATTCGATTGTCATATATTGCTCGCCTGTCGTAACGATGCACCAAGGCGAATAATCATAAACTTTAGTCATTTTTCTTTGTCTCCTGTTCATGTTGTTCTTCTCTGATCTTCTTGATCTTCTGCTCCAGTATCCAGCCGAGTTGATACGGATGTGCTGACTCTTTTACGAGATCATGCACTGCTTGGATCTCTTCGCTCGTCTTGGCATTCTGTACCATGAGAGCGATCATCTTCGGGCTGATGTGTATTTTCATCGTTGTCTCCTTTTTGTGTCCTTTCAAAATGGACTCTATTATGTTATCTTGTGTGATGACAACCTGCAAACAAAAAAGAGGAAATCATGAAAAAGCCATTAGCATTCATCGACGTAGAAACAACAGGACTCAATTCGCAGCTGCACGAAATCATCGAAGTCTCAATCATCAGAGTCTGCCCGAAGAAAGGCATGACAAACTACACAAGCAAGATCAAACCTGTTCATATCGAATATGCAGAGCCGAGAGCTCTCGCGATCAATGGATACAATGAAAAAGACTGGTTTCATGCTCCAGATGCTGAGCAGGTTATGTCTCGTGTCGCTGATCTGACATCGGGCTGCATTCTTGTCGGGCATAATGTGCGATTTGACGAAGAGTTCTTGTCTGAGACGTGTTTCCGTAATGGCATCAAGACACGCTATGACAGAAGAATGATCGACACTGTGACTCTGGCTCTGGAGCATCTGCACAATCTGGAGTCTGTCAGCATGGACTCAATCCGGGAGTACTTCGGATGGAAAGAAGGACACAGAGCGAGGATTGACGTTCTACAGACGTATCTATTATACAAGAAGCTGAACAGAGCAACAGTGTTTGATCGGTTGTTCTGGAGAGTGCGCTATTTGTTACGCTCTCTCCTTGCCTAGTTGCTTCTTGAGATCTTCTTTGATCTTGATCTCTTGCATCTGCTCTTTGATTGGCTCCAGGAGAGCAAAGAGTTTTTTCTGTCCTCTCTCGAGAGAATCAATGCGCCCGGAGAAACCATCGACAAGAATCTTTCGATCTTGTTGCAAGTCTGCGATCACAGCTTCAAACCTATCTCGGATTCTTGCTTCTTCTTCTCTTGCTTCTGTGCGCAGCTCGCGGAGCTCCGTCTTCGAGTCTTCGCGTGTTTGCTTCAGGTCCTTCTGCGTCTGGAGATATGTATAGATCATCCAACCAAGGAAAGGACTATTCGTAGCCAAGTTTATCCAGATGTCAGTGTATGTATTAGCGTCCATTAATCAAGCTCCTCGTCTGTAGCCTCGATCAGTGTGTAAGTAAAAGATTCATATCCGATTCCAACCTGAAGACGAGCAAGTCCCATCAAGCGCATGAAGTCAGCTGGATTCTGTATCACTTGGCAGCCGTGACTGTATGCTCGAGTAGACTGCACAATCTTGTGCGAGTGCGCTCTGTGCAGATTGATTCCGAAGTATCCAGACTCTTCGTTGATATAGTCTGTGCGCTCGTCTTTGTTGTTGTCTCTGTAGACTGTGACTTCTGCTCCTCGTTGGCATAGTGCAAAGTACTTGCCTGCATGTTTGTCGATCTTGTAGACTCCTCTGTATTGTCCGGGCTTTAAGATTGCGACTCCTTTGGGATTGTCTGGGCTTCGGTGCTGTTCGATGCTTGGATCTGTAGTCGCCTTGTATCGCTCTTCGATCCAATCAAAGCCTTCTTTGTAGCAGACTCTGATCTCATCATCAAAGAGCCCGGGCCTTCTATCTTGGCTACGAATCCCGATGATATTCAAGTCGTATTCTTTCTGCGTAAAAATCTTGTATCCGAGAGATTCGACTCTGTTCAGGATTGGAGGCTGATTCAATCCCCAATTAATATATTTCACTGCGACACCCTTTGATTATCGATTGGATTCTCTTGAAACATTATATCATATAACCAGCTCGCGCCGTCATAAGTCTTGCCGACAATCTGGACTTTTGCCTGTGACAATCCGATGTCTGTGTCTGTGAGCTCAATCACGTCTCCGATTGCCAAGAATCCGAAAGAGAATGCAGCTCTATATGTGCAAACCTTCTCGGGAAGAGATTTGCGTCTGATGATGTCCAGTCCGATCTTGATTGCTGTGTCTCTATCATGGACATAGTCGAGCGCGATTGTCTGACTCTGCACTCCGTATATCTGCTGTGATAGGATGCAATAAGGAGAAACCATCTCGTACGGAGCCTCCAGAGATTCAAGTCTATCTGCTTTGATGTACAGAATCCCTTTGTATTCGTTGCCTCCGACTTTGTGCGAGAGACTGCCTCCTCCGACATTTAAATCAAAAGACACAGTCTGCTCGAATCCGCTTGCATATTGTACGACGAGCTCATTGACAATCTCGCTTTGTCTCGGAGTTACGGGAGAGATTCGCTCGAATACTGGACTCGTTGTAATCGATTGTCTCGGAGCTGCAAAGCGTTCTGTGTTTCGATGATCGATAACAGGATAGACACCTTTCGCGCCTGTGCTGAGCGTGACCGGGAGAAAGGGAATAATGTATTTTTGTAGAAACTCGTATGTCTTGATCGATGAGTCATTGATGTATCCTGAAAATGAATACTCGTTCAGTACGGGCCGGACTGCTTCAAAAGCCTCTCTATCATAGTCAATCTTGAGCGACTCAAGACACCAGACAATCAAGTCTCCTCCTCCTGTGAGCTCGTCTCCTGTGTACGGACTGACTGCTCCTCCTCCGTCTACCCATCGCACGAAATACTGGAGGCCTTCGTCATTGACATCGAAGTCAAGATCAGAATCTAAGAAGAAGGCATATGCGAAGATCTGTCCATTCTGCCCGACTCCGTTATACACGTCTCTGCTCGTCGATATGTTGCCTCTGTTGTCTTGCAACGTGACGCTCTCTGCTTTTACTGCATGACCAGCAATGCAGACAAAGACATCAAGAGGAGGAGCTGTCACATCGACTCCGATGATATAGGCAGGAGTCGCGGGATAGTTGATCGATGTTCCGTCTCGTCTGATCGTCTGCCCAGGAGATCCAATGACAGCAGGAATCGTTTTGCCGAGATGATAGTTTTGAGCAGGAAGTATCCCTCCTGTGATAATGTTCTCTAGTTCTCCGGCTCCTGCAAAGGCTTCTCTCGAGAAAGGGAAGTTATCGAAGAGAGTCAAGTCTCCGTTGAGTGCTTTGAGAATACTTGTATCATTCACATAGATCTCATTCTCTACAGAAAACTCTACATATCCCGAGTCTGCATTCGGATGTCCGTATACTGGCTCTCTGATCACTCCTCGGAAGAAATCGATTATATCTTCGTATGTCTGCTGCACGACTCCTTTCTTGATTGTGATATACGAGAGCGTCATGACTGCATTGTCGATTCCATTCCCGAGCATCTGCCGCTCTGCGATGTTGAACGGAAAGACCAGCGACATTGATATGCTATTTGTCGACAGCTTGACTTGTCCGATCTCTTGCAGCTCCTGAGAAAAGTTTGGATCTCCGAGGAGTCCAGAAAAGAAGACAACGCCTCCAGAATCAAGCTCAATCTCTACCGGGAAAGAAGAGAACCTGTATATGGTGCCTTTGAGATCGACTTCAGCAAGGAAGCAGATCTCCGTCTCAAGAAAGTCTGTCATTGGATACAAGCGCATTAGATGATCTCCTGGAGGGTAATCGTTGCGCATCGCATCAATTCACCTCCGTCTGTGACAAGCTCATCTCCGAGCACGTTCTCGACTTGCACATCTCCGACAAGCATGACGAGAGCCTGCTCATTTTCGCGAAGCAGCTCTCTCGGATCTGTATCTTTGGAGATCATCGGCAAATAGACGATCGGAGTCTTCTCTCCTTGCAGATAATCAAGCAATCCTTGCAGAAGATCAGGAACGTCGTTTGCAATGGCTATCGGTTGTCCAGAGACTGCGTCTGCGATCCAATAATCAGGATCAGGATTATCACCTTGTATCTCTGAGATGTCGATCCCTTCCGTCCATGCAATGCGGAATAATCGACGAGAAGGACGATAGTTGCGAGCATAGATCACTCCTGACTGTGTCTCTGTCGTCTCAGTGCCCGACGAGATTGAGATTGTGCGCCCTCTTTGGTATTGCTTGCCCGGAATGACTACAGCTCCGATATGCATGAGTCCTATTCTGAAATCATTTTCAAGCGTAGTCTGCGCAGGAATGCGAAGCCCGAGAGCTTCGACCTTTTGACCATTGAGATTAATCAAGAGCGTCATGCTATTGGGTACGAGATCAATGTTTGCATTTGCTCCGGGAATACTGACGGCAGAATCAAGAAGGAGGACTGCTTGCTTTGTTCCTGTTGCTGTGCCTCCGAATTTGCCTTCTGAGTTGCTGACGACTGTTCGCCATGTATAGTCCTCGGCTCCGACTTGGATGCGCACGCGCCATCCTGCGCACTCGTTGTATCTGAAATATGGCTGATTGCTTGCTGAGTTGTCTCCGCGAATGGTCCTACCGTCTGCGACACATTTCGATGTGATTGCTGTGTCAAAGGTATCAAGCACAGTCCATGTCGATGAGCTGTAGTATTCGATCTTTGCTTGTCGGAAGTTGTAGCCCGAGAGATGCACACCAAGTATATCGTTTGGGAGTGCTTCGTCTACGTGCACACTCGTATCGGGATCAAGTTTGAGCGCTATGAAGTTTTCAGGCACGTCTCCCGAGCTGACTGCTTCGCTCTTCCATGTCACGCGCGGAGTCGGAGAGCTTGCATAGAATACATTGTTGATTGAAAAGTCAGAGTCTGGTGTGATGTTGTATTCGTCACCCAGGAATGTTTGTCCGTTGGCTGTCGTGATGGATACGTTATCAGCTACCCAGGCAAAGCGCTCGATTGTTGGGTATGCTCTGTGCATCAAGTCGTCTGGATTTGTAAAGTCGTGTATCAAGTCCGAGATTTGGAAGCCTTGCGCGAGAGATACGCTTGACCATGTTGTTTCAAGTGTTCCTGCTGCGTACGCAAGATGCCCCCATCTGACGCGCTGCAAGATTGATCCTCCTCCTCCTCCGTCTGTGAGTGTGCTGTATGTTCCTGCGTCGATCCATGTCCGGCGATTGTTCTCTGTGTCAATGTCACGATAAAATAATGTGACTGTACGAGAGGACAAAGCAATTAGAAGATCGACTGTATCCAAAGACAAGGAGCTGATCGTGATGACGTTCGAGCTTGCATTGTTGTCTCGCACGATAATCTGCGTCGGGGAGACTCGCACTTCGATCTCATAGTCTTCGGTTGTGTCGTCAATCTTGAGCAAGACTCCTCTCGTATTTGTGGAGTTGTTGCCTCCGCTCATTTCTTGTATACGAGCTCGGACGAGCAAACCTTTGTCGATGATGTCGGCAACAGGCATCCCGGACATACTCGGGTTCGTGGTCCAGTATTCATCTCCAGAGTTGAACACGCCACCAGAGACAAGAGACTCTCCTCCTCCGATTGCTGTGCGACTGACTCCTGTGAAGCTGGAGAAGATGTCGACAGCTGGGTAGTTGTATCCATATGATAGCCGATTCCATTCTGCGCGTGCTGCGTTGTCTCGCGCTGCCGCTGGCAATGTCACCGAGGAGTATCCACCAAGAGACAACATGCAGACGCTATAGTTCGGAGAAGTGCTGTCTGCCTCTGCGACAATGACAGACTTTCCAATCCAAGAGAGAGCCTTGATCCTTTCAATCTGGCTGTTTGCGTCTCCAGTCCTGAGCGCTCGTCCTGCTCCGTTGATGTCCTCTCCCATTGCTCGCCATTCTATGGCATCCTGACTCCAATAGATGCGAAAGTCTCCTGCGCTTGTACTGGATGCGCGCGCGATGATGTGATGACTTGCTCCTTCGTCTGTCCATGTCGAGAGCTCTCCGTCTGTCATGTAATCGTTTGTCCCGTTGCTACTGATCGATGAGTCTACAACAATAAAAGCTCCAGCTGCGCGCATGGAGTGTACGCTGGTAAAAGCAGAAGGTAATGTCATGTAGCTCGGATTCTTGTCTCCATAGAATGCAAAGCGAAACAGGCCTTTGTCTGCATAAAGATCGATGCTGTGAAAAGAGTGACTTTCGATCTCGTCGTCTGTGGAGATCTTGCGAAAAGTCGCACCGAGATCTGTGCTTGCATATTGAAGGACTCGGTTTCTCTTTGTTGCGCTGGCATTGTTCCAAACGGTTTCGATCAAGAGCAAGATAACTCCGTTTGCTTGTTCGATGCGTATTCTCTTTGGATCGTGTGTGTTGCCTGACGTGACTCCGATGTCAATCTCGTCTTGCAATGCCTTCTCTGATCGCTGTGACCATGATGAGCCGTCCTCTGATACGTGCGTCTTTACGTTCACAAAGTCCGAAGAGCCTGCGATGTGAGCGAGAAGATAACTGCCATCGGGAAGAATGCACATATCGGACATGAGTCTGTATCCGGTTATTGTTGCGCTCTCGCTGTATACTGTTGCGCTTGATACACTATCGTCTGGGCTCCAGGTATCTACGAGAATCTGATGTGATGCTGTCGTATCTTTGAAGTACGATACAAGCAGATCTCCTTCTCCCGTATCAAGAGCAGAAGGATCTTTGTATTGTGTTGTAGAGATTCTTGAAAATTGCAGATTCTGAAATCTGGATAGACTGTTTTGCGGATCTCGCCCGAAGGTTGTGCTTGTCTGGTTGTCCTCAAAGATGAAACCCGCACCATATCCCGCGAAGCCTGGAGACTTTGTTTCAATCGTCAGATCAGAGTCTCCGCTTTGTCTCCCTTTTGCTATCAGCTGCATTGCGCTATTTTGTTGCGGTTCAGGATCTCCGGCTCTCTCGTCTGCTGTTGTGAAAGAGCTCTGCGCATCCCATACATTTTCAAAGCCAAGAGCAAGAGGAACGAGAAACCCTCTCAAGTATGTCGGTGTAACGTTTGCCATTAGTATCCCCTGCGTGCAGAACGAGACGAGAGTCCAGCTCTTTGTCTGTCTGTCATATATCGATCAAAGTGTTTGTATGGATTCATCACTATAACCTCGGGCTGTCCAGTCTGTCCATTTTGTAGACGATTGACTCCGGGCTCTCCTCCGAGTCTATCGACGGTTGCCCGATCGAGCACAGCTTCTCCTGCTTTGACGACTGCGATGCTTTCGTCTGGAGTCATACCACCCATGTGAAACTCTGGAGCTCTTTGACTGAGTACTGTTGCTCCTTGCGCTGCTCCTGCTGCGACTGCGGAGGCTATCATGATACCATTGAAAGGAGGAGGATATGCTTGCGCTGCTGTGATCGCTTTTGCTGTATTAAACGCAATCTCACCAAGAGAGGCAACTTTGTTCATCTCAAAGAGAGCCTTAATTGTATTTGCATTCTCTTGTCCTGTCGCCTTCATGATTGCACCAATGGCATTTGTCGTATTTCTGAATGTTCCGACGACTGCTTCTTGTTGCATGTTGAGCTCTTGCATCTGTCTTTGCATCGCTTCTTTTCTGAGCTCGTCCTCTGACTTGATTCTCTCTTTGTTCTTGTCGCTGTTTTGCTGTCGGAGCTCGTCAAGTCTGAGCTCTCCTTCTTCTTCAATCACTTGTCTCTCTTCGATGAGAGCTGCGATTGTGCGCTCTCCTTCGATTCTTACTTCAGCTGCTGCTGCTCTGTCTTTGTCTGTTTGCGCTAGACCTTGCGCTGCTTCTATCTCTTGATTGATCTTCTCGATTGCTTGATCTATTTGACTGACTCTCTCTTTTGTCTGTTCGATAATCTGCTGCTGTGGCTCAAGTGTAGAGATAAAGATTTGTCTTGCTCTTTGCTCTGCTGCGACTCGTTTATCTGCGAGAGATTGTCCGACTGCTTGGATCTGTTGCATTCTGGCAAGAGCCTCTAGTCTGCGTTCCTCGGCTTTCGCGAGTCTCTCTTGCCTCTTTTCTTCTTCTTCGGATTCTTTGTTGTACTCGTCTTTTGCTTTGATGAGTCTCTCTTCTGCTTGCAAAGCCTGCTCTCTTCGATTGACGATTGCATTTGCGAAGTCGCGCTCTTTCTGGAGTCTGCCCAGGAGCTCTCCTCGGAATGATATAAGAGCCTGCGCAGCTGTGACTCCTTCCATGTCGATGCCTTTTTGCACGAGCTTGTTTTTACTCAGTGCCATCGATGAATTGAGAAGCTCTCTCTCTTGTGCAGATAGCTTTGATGTGCTTTGTTGTGCTTTGTCTAGTATTGTGACGAGTCTCTCTTGCTCTTTGATTCTCTTCTCTTGGATCTCCAGCTCTTGCCGAGTCTTTTCTGTCGATCGATCCCGAGCTGATCCGAGATCAAACTCCAGCTGTGTGATCTGTCCTGTTAATAGTTGATACTCTCTATTCGCATCTTTAAAGTCTCCCGTGATGCTTTGCACGATTGCGAATTGCTCATCAAGTTTCTCGTTCGCTTCTTTCTGTGCTTCTGCGAGTCTCTTCTGCTGTGCTGCTGCAAGTTGTGTTGATCGCGTATAGAGATTGTATGCTGCTGTCCCTGCGACGACTGCGGCAGTGAGTGCCATTGTAGCCGGACCGCCTTTGATGGCCTGCTCTGCTGCGGTTGCGACTCCGTCAGCCATCTCAAGAGCTTTCTTTGCTCCTTCGTCTAGTCCGGGAATGAGCTTCTCTGTCGCAAGAGTTGCGGCTCCCATCGATGTTCCGAGAGTCTCTGCTCCTTCTGCAAGCTGATTCGATTCTGTCGCTGCATCTTCAAAGCTGACTTTGATCTCGTGCGCTGATGCTTTCGCGTCTTGAGCGACTTTGTCGAAGGATGCCCCGACCTTCTTCCCGCTCTGCTCATAGGCTGCGCTCGTCGCCTTTGCTGCCTTCTTGCTTTCCTCTGCTGCCTTCTTCGCGGCTTTCTGTGCTTTGTTGAATTCAGAAGCAAGAGAGCGAGTCATCGCCTGCGCTTCTTTCTTCGTCATGTTGGGGATGTTCTTGAGTCCTTCTTCGAGCTGTTTGAGATTGGCTCTCAGCGTTATCTCTACGCTCTTGTTCACGTCTGCCATGTCTATGCCTTCTTTGCTTGATTGATTAAATCGTCTGCGAGCACATCGACAAGCTCATCTCCGGCTTTCCTCATCGGAGTCCAGAGAAGTTCATTGCTTGTCCTTGTACCATATGCAAGATCGTTCAGTGTATACTGTCCTGTCTTGATTGCCCAAGCATATGGAGCTGTATTGCGCACGAAGGCAACAAGATCAGGACCGTCGATCATGACTCCTCTCTCTAGCTTGTTTTTTGAGTCTTGACTCTTGTCCGAGATCTTTGCTTGCGAAGCATCGCCAGGAACAAACCTGCCGCGCTCCTCCATGTCTTTGGCTATTGCGTACGCCTGAGATCCTGTCTTCCCTTCTCTGCGTAGTCTGGCAACCTCTGACATCATGAGCGATCTCTCGCTCTTTGGAGGATCGACTCTGACAGGCCATTCTCTATACGCTTCTTGATATATCTCTTCGACTGCGTCCTGCATTGTACGCTTGATGATTGGATTCGCATCAAGAAGCTGGTTCACAAGTCTCTCCAGCTCGTCAGAGACTCCGACCGCTGCGTTCCCGTGTTTGTAAAATACTCGGCTCATGTCATGCGCTCCTTGATTCGTCTTGCTTGCTGTATATTATACTTCTTTTTTCGCTCATCTCTGTCTTTTTGTGACTCATGCTCAAGAATATAATCAGCAATCAAATCTGTTTGTGTCTGCGCTGGCAAGTTGCGAAACCATCCCGGAGGCTGCCCCCAAAAACGACACAATCGAAGAGCTAGTCTGTCGAGATGTCCTGCTCTGCTGTAGAGGAAAAATTTGCTCTTTCGTCGACCTCTGCCTCTGTCGGGATCTTTGCTGACATGAAGGAGAGACATTTGATGCCTTCTTCATAGATCACCGATGCCGTCACTCCTTGTCCAAGAAGACGATCAAGGCACATATGACCATAGTCAGAAGCACGATGCTTAATCGGGCGATATTTGGGTAGTCGAGAAGTGTGATCAATGCATACTCCGATCGAGCCTGCACAAAGACGAGCGAGCATTGCATTGTCTGTCTCAGCAGACCATAAGCTCACAAATTCGAAACAGGTTGCAAGACTCGGAGAAGAGAGCTCAATCTCTCCCCCGAGCTTCTTGATGTTGATTTTCATTGTAGTCTCCTGATTATGTCTATGTATATGCAATCGCGCCGTACGAAGTAAAGTTAATCGTAAAGCTTGACGGATCGCCTTCTGTGAAAGAAGCAGTACATACACATTTTGATAAGGTTGCTGTCGTTGCTGCGTCGTCTCCGAGAGCTGTCGCATCGATTGTATATTCCAAGTCAACACAATAAAACTCGATAAAAGGAGTTCCGCTTGATCCTGTGGATATATTGGTTGCATAATGTCCTGTCTTGTTGATAAAATCTAGCAATGATCCTGCTTCTGATCCGTCTGTGAACTGTCGGAAGAATGCAGAGAATGATCCACTTGCTACAGGTTCGTCGTCTCCCTTTCTGACTGTGCTGATTGTTCCTCTATCGCGGATTACAGTCTGAGCAGCTTTGGGAGTGTCAAAAGTAAGATTCCCTTCTTCAAAGGCGATAGTTAGCTCTATCGGGGTTGGTCCGGTTCCGTCTTTTAATTTAATGACACCGTCTCGACGTGTCTTAGGTAAGGATGAGTAAGCCATTTGTATGCTCCTGTTATGTTAGTTCGATTGTGTGCAGAGCTGAGAGCTCTATTTCTGAGATTAGGTATTCTTGCGAGTCTGGAGTGCGACGAGTAGCCCGAAGGAATCTGACTTCGATTCCCTTTGCGAAGTTACGTTGCATGACTGCTTGTATTACTTCTTGTTCTTTGTCTAGTGCATTCCCATAGTCTAGAACGAGATCATGGGGACGCAGACGATAAGCGAGCTTGACTCTGACTGTCGTATCGACATAGAGCCCGACTGCGATGCGCTGTCTCTCGTTGGCTTGCTGGCTCCCGGATACTTCGACAGCAAAGCCGAGATGTGCAAGAGTATTCTGTGTGCGCCCGAAGAGCTCCGGCAGCTGTCGGACTTCTCGAAAGCCTGACAAGTCTCCGATTTTGATTGCGAGCGCTCGTTGTACTTCTTTGACTGATACAGACATTAGTATCTCCGTCTCCGATAGTATTGTCCAGGACGATTGAGAAAGATTGTCGGCTGTCCTCGTGTGCGCTTGTTTGGATCGTCTGCTTCTCCGTCGTGGTCCTCGTCATAGATGAAGTTGATCGAATCAAATTCGTCTCTGTATAGCCTGTAATGCTCATTTGCCAGATCGAGATAGCGCCCGTTAGATTGACCGAGAGAAGAATGAAAGTCTCGGAATATGAGATACAAAGAGAGATGACGATGAGCTTCAAAGAAAGACTCTGCACTCATCATCAGATACTCGTATCCCATCCCGCGGTTTCTTATTCTTCGCAGAATCTGATACCAGGCATCATCGATATATTGCTGATAACTAGTGAGCGAAGAAGGACGGACATTGGCGAGATCGGAATATGTCGCAGTCAGATCGATGTCTGAGACGACAGGATATAATCTTCGTCTGACGAGTGCGCACATTCTTCGGAACAGATACTCGTCTCCGTCTATCGTGACCGTCCATTCTTGGACATATCCCTCTCCCAGATTCTCGGAGTCTGCAAGCTGCTCGGCTGTATGTGCATAAGACACAGTGCCAGAAGGAGCAATCGATGCAGTCTCTCCTGTGAGAAGATCTGCTCCGGTCGGCTTGATAAGAGTATATGTCGCGGCAGTTGGTACCAGCTGCGCACCATCCCGATAGAGTTTGAGCTCAGAAGTTTGAGCCTTCCCTCTTTCAAGAAGTTCGATCGCTCGTATTTGTGCTGCGTATGGAGTAGACGAAGACATCGATTATTATCCTTTTATGACATCCCACCAAGCGGAGACATTAGACACACAGAGTACTGCTTCGCCTGCTGAGAGAGTCGCGATTGTGTTTGCGTCTCCGTCTTTAACTACGATGTTACTAGTCGAAGAAGCTCTATTCTTGATCCAAAAAGAAGCTCCGTCTTTGTAGTCTGGGAGGATACAGTCTAGAGTCCCTGTATTGTTTCTAAGCAGTTGATACTGAGAATCCTTATATGTCAAAGTCTTGTTGACTGTGATTGTCTCAGGATTGACTCCGCCTTTTTGGACGATGTGACGAGGGATCTTAAATTCTGCTGCGTCTGTGAATGCCATTATTGACTCCTTTTCTTGTTGTCTGCTCGCGTCAAGTGTTTGACCACCATCTGACGAGCTTGAGTGTGTGAGATGTTAGATTGCTGTGCTACCTTCTGAGCCATGCGATCGATCGCTGCTCTCTTGTTACTATCGGACATTATATGCTCCAGCTCCGAGATCTTCGACTCGCTTGATTGCCTTCTTTGTCAAGTCAAGCTCTGCCTTCTTTGACTTGAGTCTGTTTGCGACTTCGGGGATATGTTGATCTCTTTCTAGACGAGACATTGCTCTGTTCATGCTGATCAGTCGCAGAGCTGCGATTTGTGGATGTGGAGGATTGAGTGCTCCTTCTCGCATGAGAGAAAGTCTCCACTGATCAAAAGCGTCCTGATCAAAGTGCTCGATGACTCGTCTCCCGACCTTCTCTAGACGTATCCACTTCGATGTGTGGTAGTTGCCTTTGTGCGCAGGATATACTCGCATATAGTCATGCTTGACGGGATCAAGCAGAGTCCATCCTTGATCCTGCATGTGTGTTCTCATGATTGAGCTGTCGATACGTCCTCCGACTGCTCTTGTACCATTGACTCCGGGAGTCTCAGATACACTAGACAGCACAGGAAGGAGAAGCGGGATCTGCTGCTTCTTCTTCTTTCCGTCTGTCGTTGTTGTGTATGTGTCGAACACTTTGAGCTCCCAGTTCTCGGGATTGTGTGCAAACAAGAATCGGCTGTTTGCTTTCTTTGGGATACGCGTTTGTGTTTGCGTCTTCTCTTCCCAAGGTTGTGAATAGTTTGTGTAGTCCATTGTAGTCTCCAATAAAAAAGAGTTGGGAGACTCGCAGAATTTGGAGACTACAGAAATTAAATCCTGAAGTCTCCCAACAAAACGAGTCTAGTCTAGCGTGCAGAGAGCAGCTTGACTCCGCGAGCGTCTTCGATGATGCCGAGTCCAAGATATGCGTGACCTACAATAAAGGTACTTGCACTCATTGGACGACGATCAAACTCGACTACAACCTTACCCATAGACATGAGATCAGCTGAGCCTTGAACGCCTGCGGGAATACCATCGACATATCCGAGAGCCATCGGAGAGATCATGTAATTATCGAAACCAGAAGAGCCATTTTCTTTAACATACTTGCTACGATATACATCTACACCGAACAAGTTACCAGCGAAGTTCTCGCCTTTTGCTTGTAGCATGTCCATAGAGGATTGCATGCGGCTAATGGCGTTTCCTGTCTCGTTGCGGAGAGAGTCTTGAAGCTCGGTCAATGCCTTTGGATCAAGTACACAAGCGTAAGGACCAGGAGCACCAGAGCCGGAGTCTGCTTGCTCAAGAGCAAAGATCGCGTCAAAGAAATCGTCTACACTGAGAGTAGTTGTGTTGCTTCCTGCTGTAGTTGTGAAAGAAGCAGCAGCCTCTCCTGTGAGCTCAGCAAAACGAGCCTCATAACTTCCTGCAATGCTTTGTGCGATACGGAAAGGATCAATGTCTGCTCCTCCGAATCCAGTCATAGAGGCAAGATCTGACATCTCGTAGATGATGTACTGACGAGCAGCAACGAGATCGGCAGAGTTGATAGTCAATGCTGTTGTGTTTGCAGCTTCGTCTGAGATTTCAGAACCAGCAGCAGCCATTGAATCATAACCATCAAGACCAGCAAGACGGACACGTACTGTATCTGTGCCGAGGCCATTGATTGAGCCTTGGTAGCTGAGGAGAGGAGTGTTTCTTAGGTTTGCGTTATCTTTTAAGAGGAGATTTATTTCCTGAGAGATCATTGCAGATAATCTTAGGATGTTTTCCATATTGGAAAAACGAATCGGATCGACTGTAGCCATTGCGGCCTCCATTCATTAGGGGTTATAGTTTTAGAGTGCTTTGGGCTCTTCTGCTGTTACCGGCGCGACCGTACCCTGCTGTATTATCATTCCTAGTATAGCATAAAAAAGGAGTGTGCAACAATGATTGATATTTTTGCTCGATATATTGACGGAGACTTCGTCTTTGAACCAATGAAAAGACGAGGAATGTCCAAAGGAGAATATCTGCGAGCTGTTGCTGCATGTCGTCGCCTTAACGAAGACGGAATCCAGAGCTCTTCTTCTCTAGCTGCTTTTTTGCCCGATCATATAACTCCCGATCAGGCCCCTTTGTCACAGCTCCCCCTTTTTGCAGAAATGAATACACCCGAGCCCGAGCCCATTGAGATTGAGTCGCGCCCGGACGATGACCGACAGCCCAAGCAGCAAGACCTCTCTTGTAAACCTGAGAAATGATTCCTTTGGAGATGCCTGTCACCTTTGCGACTCCCTTCAAGAATCTCTCTTGCTGATCTCCGCTTTTCATCTTTGATGTAGCGTCTCGGACTTCTTCTCGGAGCTTCTTTGCGCTGAGTGTGTACTTGCTCGGCTTTGTCTTCTTCGTGTCTCCGGCTACAGGTTTGAATCTTGCAGAGCCGCTTCTCTTCCCTTCGATGCGCTTGCGAAACTCGGCTTTGCGTCTCGCAGCTGTGCTCTCTCCGAGTCCTCTTGTGTACTTCTTTTGTATCTTTGCTTTTGCCATAGTCTGCTCCTGTGGATAACTTGTGTATATCATAAAAAAAGCCCGGTCACATCGGACCGGGCCCACAGTACGAAACTTTAATCTCTAGTGATAATACCAGATGATGAGTCCGTCACCATTTGACAATGCAGCGCCGAAAGTCAAACGAGCAACGCCACCAGAGCCACCGTTCGCAGATACAGAGAATTCATCTTCGTCTGCTGCGGTATCACCGAGAGCTGTCATGTTGCGAAGAGACAGACCATTCTTGAACACGAGAACAGAGTTCAATGCACCAGATGGCAGAGTCTGAGCGAGATCGATTGTAGTAGTAGAACCGCCGGAGATCTGCGCTCCTTCTTGTTTGAAGGTGATACCGAGCTTTGCAGCAGTCACAGAAGAGTCTGCGAGCTTGGCACTGGTCACACCAGAGTCAGCAAGAGCAGTCGTTCCAACAGCACCGGACGCGATCTTTGCAGATGTCACAGCAGCAGCTGCAATCTTAGCGGAGGATACAGAAGAGTCTGCGAGCTTGGCAGATGATACTGCTCCGTCTACGATCTCAGCAGTGTCGACTGCGTTGTCAGCCATCTTTGCATTTGTCACAGCGTCATCAGCGAGCTTCCCTGTGTCGATTGCAGTTGACGCGATCTTCGCTGTGGTCACAGCTCCGTCAGCAATCTTTGCAGTCGCTACAGCATTGTCAGCGAGCTTTGCTTCGAGTACAGAAGAAGAAGCAAGAGCAGCAGATCCTACAGATCCGTCGATGAGCTCATTTGCTCCTACAGAGTCGTCAGCCATCTTTGCATTTGAGATTGCATTGTCTGCGATCTTTGCGCTTGTTACGTTTGCGTCGACAATCTTTGCAGAAGTAACAGCTCCGTCAGCAAGTTTTGCAGTCGATACTCCTCCGTCTGAGATGGATATGTCGTCGCCCTGCTTCTCCAAACCGCCTGATACGGTTACGGAGCCTAATCCGGTGAATCTTTGGAACTGGATTGCAGTTGTGCCGAGATTCGGTGCTGAATCATTGATACAAACAAAACCCTGATTATCATAGGTATTACCTTCGAGAGCGAACAGGAACGCGCCCGGGAAATCATCCCCCTCGTCCATATCTGTAGAACGAGACATAGCATTCCCAGAGCCTGCATAGACATAAACTCCGTTGTCCTCTTCGTCGTCCTGATCGATACAGAGGATTCTGTCCGAATTAGAAAGATTCACTCCGTCGATGCTTGCAGGAGCTTGTGAAAGATCAATGTTTGATCCAGCTACAACGCGAACGTTTTCCTTTACAGACAATCCAGCAGCAACAGAGTCGACATAGCTCTTATTGGCTGCGTCGTTTGAGTTGCTTGGCGTGCCAACTTGAAGAGTCCCGCTTGTATAATCATATGTGTCGGTCAAGTCGATCTTGCTTGCGTCTACAGCATCGGCAGCGATCTTCGCAGATGTTACTGCGGAGTCGTTGATCTTTGCGGTTTCTACAGCAGAGCTTGCGAGCTTGGCAGCAGATACAGCAGAGTCTGCGAGCTTGGCAGTCTGTACAGATGCTGCTCCGAGTTTTGCAGCTTCGACTGCTCCGTCTGCGAGTTTTGCAGTCAATACTGCGCCGTCTGCGAGCTTGGCAGATTCTACAGATGCTGATCCGAGCTTGGCAGCTGTGACTGCTCCGTCATTGAGTGCAGCTGTCAAGACTGCGGAAGAACCGAGCTTTCCTGATGTGATTGCTCCGTCTGAGATTTTTGCTGATGTGACAGCATTGCTTGCGAGTTTGGCGGCAATAATAGCCGAGTCGACTATCTGACCGCCTTTAATTTGAACTGATCCCATGTGAGATACTCCTATATAGGTTTATTGTTGATTACGCGTTTCTGTAGTCTCCAGAAAACTAAGTCGATGATTCTGCGATGTAGTCGACAGTGAGAAAGTCTCCTGTCTCGGGAGTGAAGTCTGTCGTCGTGAATGTAGTTGAGTTGTGCTCACTAAACGTTTCTCCTTCTACTTGTCGGACACCATTATAGTATACACGAAGAGATCCCGCCTGATATTCTTCGGGTATTGTGAAAGACGTATTTGAGCCGTTACACTGGGAGGATAAATCAGCTTGTTTCATGTCTCCTCCGTCTCCGCCTGACTCGTTGATAAAGAATGCAAAACGAAACACATCAAAGCTCCTCAAGCACGATCGAAATCTCTGCATTGCCCGACTTTGATGCAACGAAGATTGACTCGGGCCTGTTCTTTCCTCGTCCAAGTCTCAGCACAATATAATTACTCTGTGGTACTGTCATTTTATGAGTCGGTACAGCTCCTCCGTCTGTGGCTCCATTACGACAGACATATATTTCTTTCCCCTGCGCTCCGAGACTGATCTGTGTAGCCGGAGAAGGGAGAAGGATCTCTGTTGTTGTTGTATCTCCTGCCGTAAAGTTATAGAATGCAGGATATACGTTTAGACTTCGCAGATCTTCGCTCATGACTGTCTCCGGTTGCGATTCTTCCAGGCTTGCATGACTTTGTCTCGATTGGCAGCATAGAACTCGGGATCTTTCAAAGCGCGATCAAGAAAGCCAGGAGAGTCAGGAGCAGGGATTGCTCCGACGTTTGTGCGCGGAGCTGCTGCCTGTTGTGGTTCAAGTGATTCTCCGAGCTCCTGGAGCTGTGCAGCTGTCGATGCTTCAGGAAGATCTCCTGCTGTGTCTGCATTGTCTTCTCCGATCATCTTCAGAGCCTGGAGATGTGGACGGATCGTGATCGGTGCTGATTCTGGGTTCTCTACTTGCTGATCAAGCCAATCTGATAGAGTCTGTCGCTCTTTGTCGCTCTTGCCTTTTTGCGCGCGTTCAAAGGACCATTCTATCGCTTCGACGAGATCGGGATCTGTCAATCCGTGCTTGCTGATTGATTGGTATCGCTCGAATCTTTGCTCTGAGCTCTGGAGTCTCGTCTGCATTTCTGTCAGCTGCTGATTGAGAATGTCGACTGATGACATTGCCTTCTCTGCTTTCGCAAGTCTGCTCTGTGCTTCTTCAAGTGCTTTCTCGGCTGTGGTTGCTCTCGTTGCAACCTTGCCGATTCTCTCTTTGATGATGTTCTCCATCTCGGATTTAAGGACATAAGTGCGTCCTTCGTTTTCTATCTCTGTCATTGTAGTCTCCTATGAGGTTAGATTGAGTATTGAGCTCGTTCTGCTCGGATTCTCTCGAGCTCCTGCTTTGCTTCGATTGGATCAAGATCGGGATTCATGATCTGCATTGCATCGACTGGAGAGATAAGTCCTGCGCTTAATTTCTGTATGATGTCTTCTCTTTGTGCTCTCATCTCTTCCGGGGAAAGTCCGAGAGGAGTGTATACGACTCTGTATCCTGTCTCAGGAAGTGATGCACCTAGAAATCTATTGCACAGCATCGCACACTTTGACAGCATCTCTTCGTCTGCTCTACGGAATACTGGAGCGTATCTTCTCTGTGCTTCTCTTTGTCCGTCTCTGGAGATTGAGAGCGCATATCCTGATCTTGGATCTCCGCTTTGTCTCAGAACTTCGGACGAGATACCTGCGGCTGTCGCTACACGATACTCGTATTTGCTGATCGACTCCAGGAGCTTCTCGGGATCGGAATACGTGAAAGAACCGATCAGAGGCTGTCCTTGCATGTCTGGATCTGTTTGAAACATCAAGATGGAGCTCGGATCGGTGGAGATTGCAGAGCGTCGTCCTGTCAAGTCTCCCTCCAGCTGGGAGAGGCCTGCGAGATGTAAACCTGCGACATACTTCTGAGGCCATGAATTATCGCGTACACAATGAACGTAAAAACTGAACAAAACTGCCGCTGTGAGTGAGCCATAAGCTAATTGTGCAGCGTCGAAAGCATTAAAGAGCTGTCCTGTCTTCTCGGCATGATACAAGACGACCGGAAGAAACGGGACTCCGTCTTTGCTTCGATATGGATATGCGTCTCCTCGCATTGCTTCATGTCCCATGTATATCTCGGACATATCCTTCCCGACTCCTCCGGCTGGAGTAGCCTCAAACATTCCAAAGAGAGGAGCATTCGGATCTCTGATATCTAGGATGTCCCATACCCATATCGCTTCGCCATTCTCTGGATTCATTCTCAGTCTGAGCTCTTGATAATATAGAGGAATGTCGGGAGCATCTTCAGACGCTGCGCAGATCACAAAGTCAGGAGAGACGCAACGGAACGAAAGACCGGGAACGCGTGCAACGTCTCCGGGAATATGAGGAGCAACGTCGACGCGCACAAACATCTCGCGAATACCGAGAGTCATTTGCTGTACTTTTTGCATGAGCTGAAAGTATCCTGCCTTTGATACATATCCATCACGTCCGACGAGATCAGAGATGTCTCCTTCTCCGGTTATGTTTGGCTCTGAATGATAGAGCATCGCGAGCTGTCTTGTGACTTGCTCGATTGCGCAAGAGGAGAGATCAGAAGGCCCGAGAGCTTCTCTTCTGTCTGTCGGCAGATGTCGGAGGAGCTCATCTTCTAAGTCTTGCTCCCATAGTCCGGTTAATAATCTTCGTCTGAGTGCTGAGTGCTCCCATCTTCTCTGATCTGAGTCTGTCGGTGCCTGTGGTTTTGGCGGTACGTTGTTGATATGCATTAGTACACCTTAATTTTTTGTGGAATCGTTGGCTTGTAGTCCAGTATCGGAAGAAGTCCATATCTGAGACCGTCGATTGCGTGCCCGTACGGATCTCGTGATCTTGCTGATTGTGTTCTCTTCATCGTCCAGCTCTGGATTGATTTTATCGTCTGCGCACACTCTGGACGAATCCAAAAATGTTTTCTCGACATGATTGCATGCAATATACTAGCACCAAAATAGACCGAGTGCCGACCTTTTCGCGCTCTGCGTACAGTGAAAGGTAGACCTCGCGGAGGATAACCGAGGATGCTCTCAAAGGCTCTCATGAGCATAATGTTATTCATTCGATATTGATCGCGGCCTCTGTGCTCTCCGTCTCCTGTCCATGTTGCTAGATTCGGATCGACTCCGTACTTTTTCAGCATCTCAAGAATAGCCTGTGCATGATGCTCTGGAGGAGCTTGACCAGACGTATACTCTCCAAGCACAAAGATTCTCGGATTCTGTGGATCTCGCATATCGACACAAGAAAGAATAGCGACTTGTGAACCAGGGTTAGAACCATGATCGATGCCGACACAAAAGCGATAGTCTCCGCCTCTTGGCACTGGTTGCGAGCTGATCATGTCTTCGGAGAAGTTCTCAAAGACGACTCCAATCGGTGCAACGTCAAAAGAGCCATTAATACGAGCTTCTCTGTCGTAAGGGAGATAGGCCTCTGTGATCTTGTCGATCTGCTCCTGGCTGAGCAAGAATCCTTTAGGCAGTCCGATCGGAGTCGTTGCATCGACAGTCAAAGGAGCACGATGTGCAGATATGAGTCCTCTCTCTATCATCTCCTTGATATATGTAACGTCTACACCTCCGACAGGAGTGAGTGAGATCGCGACTGTGCCTCTCTTGCCTCCTGCGCCTCCTCGCGAAGTACGAGCGACGAGCTCGTTGAATGTGGATTGGTCCACCGGCTCATCGATGCACACGAGATTTGCAGTCGCAGATGCAAGTCCAAGGCCTTGATTCGCTGTCTTGATACGGATGATTGAACCGTTTGTAAACTTCACAAGAGGAGCAAGTCCTCGGAATCCTTTGCCTCTGACAAACTCGCAGCTCGGGTCCAGTTCTTCTTTCGGGATCATGTCATATAGCTTTTGCTGTATCGTCCGAGATTGTTCGTGACTGTGCGTGATGAGCCATGCTTCGATCGGAGGAGGATCTGTCTTGTAGTACGGATGTCTGCCGAGACAGTGATACAGAAGCAGCGCGCATGTCGCTAAAGTCTTGCCGACTTGGTTCCCTCCGATCAGTGCTTTGATTGGAGCTTTGTCTGCGAGATAATCACGCTGAGGAGGAGTCGGAGAGAAGTATCTCAAAGGATCATTCTCTGCTCTATTTCGCAACCATGCGAGACGCTGCGCCATTCCTCCGAGACTGTTCATTTTCGTCTCCAGAATAGATCAGTGCAGAGTGTTCCGTCTCCTTGTTCGTTGCAATACTCAATCATTGACATTGTGTTCTGAATGTTGCTGATCTCTTCGCATTGCTTCCCGGATGTCTGGGAGTCGATGCCTCTTGAGTAGACGAGACAAGTCATCTCACGACAAAGCAGGAGTCCTTCTTGTGTCTTCGTCTGCTCAGGATTGCAGATCTCTTTGATCACGTCTAAGTCTGTGAGTTGCTTGATGACTTCTTGCTGTTTGGTTGCTGTCGTGTCTTCGATTGTTGGCTGCTTCTTCTCGAGTGCTTTTGCTCCTCCGACTCCCAGGAGGACACCGATCAAACCTGCAAGGATAATCTCTACCATTTGCTTTTGTTCCTCTCGTTGATTCTTTGGATGCACTGTATCCATTTTTCACCGTCCATATCAAAGACGAGCTTGATGTCATCTTCTTGTAGTAACATGTCTTTGATGATTGCTGCAATTAGATCGTCGACTTGTGGAGATGTCACACACTGCTTGTATATATGGAGATAGTTGCGGAGCGTTATCTTGTCTTTGTCCAGCTCCATTGTCAAAGCTGTGACTGCTGCGTTTTTGGTTGCTACCTTGTCGAGCATATAAAGGATTTGTCCTTCGAGTGTTGTTACATCAAGATCGACAATTCTCATATCATGCTCCAAAAAGAGAGAGTTGTCGATCATTGTGATCATTGAAGTATATATTCTCTCTGTGTTTGTGTATTCTGACTTTTGAATGCTCAAAATAGTCTGTATTCTTCTCTATGCCTATGAAATTACGTTTTAGATTTTTGCACGCTATCCCGGTAGAGCCCGAACCCATAAAAATATCAAGAACAGTATCATTTTCTTTCGATGAATGAAGAAGTATATTTTCTAATAAAGGGATAGGCTTCGGAGTTAAATGTTTTTCTTTTGGTGCAAAGTCATAGCACCAGACGTTATTATTCCATTTCTGATCATGAAAGTTTTTCGTGTCTACTAATTGAGGCTCAAAAGTATATCTCTGAGCTTCGTATTCTTTCCGAAGAGCTTCGTATTCTTTCCGAAGAGCTTCGTATTCTTTCCGGAGATCTTCGTATTCTTTCCGAATAAATTCGCTTTTCAAAGGTATTGTATCGAGTTCTTTGTATGTTTCTTTTGTGGGTAGTTCCCACTGTGATGAATTCCATCTAAAACAGTGATCGGCTCTCTGATGTCCTAATGTTTCATGTATTTGTTTTTTGTTCAATCCGAGAGCTGTTTGATACTCTTTGAAGTAAGTTCTCAAAGATTGAAAATTCGTTATATCATGCTTGACTTTCTTAAGGCCTGATTCATCTTGAAATGTATAAAACAGTATATATTCAGTGAAACCATTATAGTAATTTCTTGACTGTGAGGTGCTAAGCCTCCTCTTTGCGAATCCTAAACTTTTCATATTTTCAAAATACTTATTCCATGTAATGAATTGCTTAAATACAAATTTTGTATTCTTTTCTATCCAATCCATTATTTTGATAATTTGCATCATATCATTATGGAACCAATAAAAAGAGCCATTATCTTTTAGCACTCTTTCGACTTGCTTAATCCATTGACCGCACCAAGAAACATATTCTTCTTGAGTGCTCCATTTATCCCAAGTATCCTTTTTTATATTATATGGAGGATCTGTCAGAACTAGATCAATACTGTTTGATTCGATCTCTCGCATAGCCTCAAGACAGTCTTGATTATAGAGTTGTATCATGTCAGGCCTTCTTCAGTGCAACGACATTCGAGCCGACAAGACTATGCAGATCAGCCTGAACTCTTTGTCTCAGGATTGGAGGCAATGCAATAATGGTATTGACGATCTCGGACATGAGCTGCTCGTCTGTCATTCTCTCATGCGCATCGACTGCTCCCTCTTCTGCATCGTATGCCTTCAGTGCTTGCATCATTGTCACCAGTTGTCTTTGTAGTGCTGCATATGCTTGCCAAGAGCCGGAGTCCTTCGCCTTTGTCATGGACTGCTTGAGCTCTGATATTTGTATGGTCAGCATCGTCCGATAATCAAGAGAGTCTGCTCTGTTCTGTGTCTCTTCTTCTGCTTCCGGGATTGCATGTTGTGCATCGTTCTTG